CGACCGTTTTCAGGCCCAGGCTCGCCATATGCTCGCAGTAAGCCCGCCACTTGTCGGGGTATGCGAGCCGGGCCCGCTCCACAAAGCACCCGAAGCCACACCCAGAACTGCAAGCAGCCCCGGTGGGCAACACCAGAGCTGCGACGAAGAGCAGCAGGACGCGCGCGCGGGAGCTCACTGAAACGCCTGCACCCACCAGTCATAGTTCAGCATCTCGCGCGCCGCGATCCACTTCACGTGCCCATCCACGAACGCCATGTTGTTCCCGCCGTTGTGGGCCGTGTACTCACTCAGGTAACGCTGGTACTGCACGCTGTTGAAGTCCGGGGCACTCACTCGCACGTCGTCGCTGGTCCTGGGCACCACGAACTGCCAGTACCACCCATAGACCGAACGCACAGGATCGCCGGTCATCGCTTCCCAGCCCCAGCTGTCTCCGACGAGCGCCGCCTTGGTTGGTTCGCGCACCGTGCCCGCGATGCTCTTGCCATCTACGCTCCATGCCTGCCAGGTGCCGCCCCGCGTGTACAGCATCTTGTACGTTCCTACGCCATTGCCAGGGCACTTCCAGACACCATTGATCTCCCAGTTGCTGACTGGCGTCGGTGAGCCGGCGCCCTGAATGTAGTACGTCGCCCACCCGGCTCCGTAGTCACCCAGCGCGAGCGCCGCATTGCACTGCCCGCCGGGACAGGTCTTGCCGGTCTGATAGTCGGCAAAGCATCCGGCCGCGTGGCTGATGGGACCGAAGCCCTCGTGGTCGTCGGCATAGCCGCGGATGGCGAGCGCCACCTGCTTGAGGTTGCTCATGCAAGTCGCCTGCCGGGCCTTCTCCCGCGCCCGTGCGAAGACGGGGAACAGGATTGCTGCCAGAATCGCGATGATCGCGATGACCACCAGCAGCTCAACGAGCGTGAAGCCCTTGCGGCGTCCCTGCGGGGAGGGTTTGGTCTGCGGTTTGGTCTGCGGCTTGCTGCACGTCTTCTTCGCTGCCATATGCCACCTCTGGGTGTTGGGTGATGGGGGCACTACGCCCCTCCGCCGCCTGCCGCTTGCTCCAGGTACTCTCGCTGCGTCTGGCGCGACTGCCGGCGCTTCTCCGTTCGCTGGACGGTCCGCTCCCGCTCCCGCAGTTGCCTGCGCGTCAGGGCTGCGTTGACCGTCTCTTCGTCCACGCCCCGCCGGCGCGCGTCACGAATGGCCTTGCGCTTCTGCTGCCGCCAGTCCGTGGAGTGCCGCTGCGTGATGGCGGCGCCAGCCTTTGCGCTCTGGGGCCCAGGAGTGGTGCCCGTCCCCGTCCAGACCTTCACCGACCCGTCCCGGATGCGCTGCTTGGCAACCTGGAGCGTCGCGTCATCGAGGGCCCACTGCTGCTCCCAATGATCCTTGCAGTTCGGATGGATCTTGGCGCCGTAGTTCGTGGCCTCGTTGACAGTGAACGGGTTGCCAGCGAAGATCATGTCGCACCAAGGGCAGGTATGCGGACCATGCAGGTACATCACCCGGTCTTTGGCGGGGTCTACGATTCCGGTGTGTACGACCTGGTCCACCTGCGCCTGCATCGTGGCCTCGGCGTCGATGATCTCCTGTAGCTGGCGGGTCTTGCGCTGCAGGTATGTGGCGGTCTTCTCGCGGACGTCGGCGGCGGACAGGCCCAGGCCCTCGAGTCGCGCCTGCTCGGTGGAGACGGTCTGTGACAGGCTGTCTGCCATGGCCCGCGCCTGCTGGTCCAGGGCCCGCTGCTTCCACTTGGCCTGCAGAAGGAACGCCGGCGGCTCGCCACCTGCGTCGGCGTAGAGGTCGCGGACGGTGCGGTTTGCGGCCTTGTGGTAGGCGTCGCCGAGGCGGTCCCGGATGGTCTCGTGCAGGTCCCCGCGATTGGCCGGCGACCGTGCGATGGCCTTGCTCAGGGACGGGATGACGGCTTCCATGAGTGGGAGGAGCATGGGCCTACTCCTCCGCCGCTTGTCCGGCCGGCTGCGTTTGCTCTGCCAGCCCCTGCGGTTGCGTCTGCCGTTCGGGCGGCCAGGGGATCGTGGGCGGGGGCCGCTTGGCTTCCTCGGCCTTGCGCTCTTCGGCCGCCTGCAGGGCCTTCTCCACCTCTGCCGCCACGTCGGGGGCGCCCATGGCAGACCAGTATTCCCGCGTGGACTGCTCTTCCGTCGCCCACTCCTCGGCGGCGCCGGCTTGGATCGCCTCGACTAGGTCCATCAGGTCTTCGATGAGCAGCTTCGGCACGGGGACGACGAGCTTCGCGCCCTCGGCATTGCGCGCACCGCGCAAGGCGAGCGTGCTCAGGGCCGTGTAAAGCGAGACCCACAGGGCCTGATAGCCCAGGCAGTACTTGATGATCGGGAGTTCCATGGACTTCGTCGTGGCCAGGTTGGCGTTCTCGCTGTCGCCGAGGAAGTGCGGTGCCCAGCCCGCACCGACGGAGAGGTACTGCAGAAAAACGCGGACGTTGCGCGCAGTCTCATAGGCCCCGGTAGCAGCCCGGCTCATCTTGAGCGATGCCGCTTGGTTGAGGACGTTGATGTCGCCTGGGTTGCTGACGCCGACGCCGGGGGTCGTAGTGCTCTGGCCGTAGTAGGCTTCGGCGGCGGCCACGTCGCTGCTGTCGCCCTCCAGCGTCATCATGATGGCCAGGGACGCCGAGGCGCGACTCATCGTGCTTTGGTCCTCCGCCGCCTCGATCATCATGAGCTCCCAGTCCATCAGGGAGGGCATGACCGGAACGCCCCAGTCCTGGACGCTCAGGCTGCTGGCGCAGCCGCGCACCATGAGCACCGGTTGCCCGGACTTGTCGAGGGCAATGGCGTTCCGTTCGGCGAGCTCCTCGCGGTAGGGGTCGTCATAGTCGGGGTCGGAGGGGTCATTGGCGGCGTCCGTGTAGTATAGAACGCGCTCCCGGCCATCGGGGCGGTACTCTCCACGCTCGAACTTTGCGGGCGTCCAGCGGCGCTCGTAGTACAGCACGCGGCTAGCGTCGTCGGGGTGGGTGACGACCTGCCGGAACTGCAGGCGGTCCATGGGCCGCACCTGCATCCGCGGCTTGCCGACCCCATGACAGGCGAGAAGCACGCAGCCGTCGATGAGCAGGGACGCGCTCATGCGCTTCTGGGCTGTCATCGAGAACGCGCTGGCCTGGTTCTGCGGGCTGTGCCACCAGTTAGATAGGAACTCGTCCAGGTTCTCATCGCCAGTGACCGGGGCTTCTAGCCCCCCACCGAAGCAGAAGTCCGCATGTAGGTCAATGGCCCTGCGGCTGGTGGAGAAGCGGCGCTTGCGGCCGGCCTTGTCGGTCCATCGCTCCAGGTATCCCAGGCGGCCGTTCACGATATCGGTCAGGTTAGCCGAAGCGCCCCCGAGAGGATCCCAAGCACCGCTGCGGGCCAGTTTGCGCTCGGTGTCGGTCGTGGTCGACTCTCTGAGCTGGGAGCGCACGTGGGTGAGCAGGCGGCCCTGACGGTCCAGGCGGTCGCGCAGTTGGTCCTGCGCCGCCTGAGCCTCGCGCAGTTGCTCCTGCATCTGCGCCGCGGCACGGCCCGTCATCGCGTCCCATAGTGCGCTCATCAGTCCCATGCTCCGAGTCGGCTAGGCTGTGCGATCTTAACGCGGCGGGCGACCTTGACAGGAGCGGCAAGCCCCATCACCGCATAGCGCAGCGCGTCCATGGCGTGGTCGAATTCCTTGCTCGGGTCGGCGTCTTCGAGTGGGTTGCCGTCCCTGTCGGTGCGCCAATGGTACTGCCCAAACTCCGACACCACATTGGGCGCCGCGCTCTCGGGTATCCCGTCCGGCCCCACGGTGGTCAGCACCCGCAGGCGCGTGGTCGACAGCAGTGCCTGCACCGCCTTGACCCCCGGCATCCTCGCGTTGTTGGCTCGATAGGCAGGGAGCCCGGCCATCAAGAACTGCTGGATGGCGTTGGCGTCCTCGGGGTCGCAGAAGAAGGCCTGCACGCCCCACCGCTTGCGGAGCTCGATGGCCTCGGAGACCCAGTCGTCGCCGGGCTTGCCTGCCACGATGCGGTTCCGCTCGTAGACCTCGTCGACAAGCCAGATGTTACCCGCCCCGTCCTCGGCGAGGACCACGATACAGCCCGGCGAGCGGTATCCCCAGTCAACCCCGGCTGCCACGCGGACGAAGCGCGGCGTCGGGCCAGGGATGTCGTGGCGAGCCGCGTCGTAGTCCTTGTACACAAGTCCCGCGAACGTGACGAAGCTGGCCTCCAGCTCCTGGTGGTAGAAGTCCGTGCCCGTCCCGTACTCTGCCTCCAGCGCCGCAAGAAAGTCCGGCTCTGCCTCGTACAGCGGGTTGTCGTGGGTCCGCCACGTGTGGAAGCCATAGGCCCTGCGGCGCTTTGCGGCCCAGCTCTCCCGCTCCTCGACGAACGTCCGATAGACCCAGTTGCGCCCTTTGGGCGTGCCGGTGATCCAGCCCCGGTGAGGAACGCCGGGCTGCCGGATGCGGCCCATGGCTACGCGGAAAGCCTCCTGGCTACACAGCGGTGCCTCGTCGATCCAGAAGTACCCGACCTCCAAAGCGCGGAGGCTGTTCGGGTCCTGCGCGTGCCCGAAGTAGATGCAAGAGCATTCCCCGTTCGCGTCGCGGAGGTTGGTCAGCTCCAGCCGGGCCTCGGCCTTGTGCTCCTTGACGCCGAGGATGTCGCCCCACCAGGACGCGACCTTGAGGAGCACAAGCCGCGTGGAGCGCCAGAGCATCCGGTAAGTCGGAGCGATGACCAGTCCGCGCATGCCCGGCCAGCGGCAGCAATGGCGGATGGCCTCGAAGGCCCCGACCTCGGTCTTCCCGCCGCCGATGCCCGCGATGGCCGCCCGGAACATGGCCGGGTCGTTGACGAATGCCTGCTGGCCCCGGTGCGGCCCGTAGTGTCGGCGGCAGAACGCGTCCAGCTCCTCTCCATGTCCGAGGCGATCGGGCGGCAGGTCAGTTGCCTGGGTCGTCGTCGCCACTGGGCTCCGGCTCCTCCTGGTCAAAGTGGTTCAGCGGGTCGTTGGGCCCGAACACGGGGAGGGGAATGGTCTGCACCTGGAGCGGGTTGTCCGGGTCTCCGCCGATCTGCGTCTTCTGTAGGACCGGGCCCTCGAGTCGGGCGAGGACCTCCTTCGCGGCGGCTACGTCATTCGCTCGGCAGGCCCGCATCAGACAGCCCCAGGCCTCCCCAGAGCCGCCCTCACGCAGTTCGGCGATGATCTTCTCCTGCGCATCCCGCCACGTCCGCTTCTTCCGCAAGTCGCGCAGCGCACGCACGGTGATCCCGATCTTCTGGGCAGACTCTTCCCACGTGTATCCGCCCGCAAAGCGGTAGTAGGCCGCCAATTCCAGTTGTTCTCGCGTGGTTCGCTCTGGCATCACAGAGGGAAGTTATGATAGTCGAACTTCCCTTCACACCCTCTCGCTCAGTCTCGCCTCACCAGGCCGGCAATGCGACTTGTTGCGGATGCAGTCGGCGATGTCGCGGCGGTCCTGCTCCTCGCGGCTGAGTGGCTTGGGCACGAGGTGCGCCGCGGGCTCCAGGTAGGCCGGGAGTGCCACGTCGCACGCGACCAACTCTGGGTCAGCAAGTAGCTCGTCGGCCTGGTGCCTGGCCTGGTAGCGCCTGCGGGCTTGGGCCCGGCGAGCGTAGAGGTCGGAGGCTGGGCCAGACATGATCGCTCCCAGAACACGAGAAGCCCTCCCCGGTGTGGGGAGGGCTGTGGTCTGCTGGTAGCCGGGGCGGGGATCGAACCCGCGACCTCCAGGGTATGAGCCTGGCGAGCTGCCTCTGCTCCACCCGACGGTCAGAACGCGATGCGCCCACCCCGGTACGAGGTGGGCGCGGGCACAGTTGTAGGCCACGAGCATTATACCCCGTCAAGCGGCCCTGTCAACCCCCTTTCCATCGTCGGGCCAACCCTCGGCGTCGGCGTCCATGGCGGCGCGCAGAATCTGGTACGCACGGTTGGCAGCCAGCGTCAGGTTGCAGAGCCGCTGTCCGAGGGCGTCTGTGGGGATGGTTGGCTCGCGTTCGAAGCCGCTCTCGCTCTCGCTCGCAGACAGCAGGTCTCCGCTCCGGATGCTCATGATCCTGTCCGCCAGGTCGCTCAGGTCCTGTGTCGCTGTGATCAGTCGCATGATGCCCACGCCTCGCCTCTGGAGCTTCCTGGCCTCGTAGTGCTCGTCGCTGAGGCCGGGGCGCAGGCGGGACCCGGGCTTCGGTGGCGCGTCGAACTCGTGCTCTGAGCCATCGCGCAGGCGGATCTGCCACAGGCGGTCGGTGTCGGGGTCGTGTGCCATTGCTGCCTC